GTCTGAGGAGTCCCGAGATACATAATACGAGAGTCGCTTTTCGGCGTAAGGATGGATTCAGCTTCTGTACAGAGTTGTAAAAGTTTTTCACGCATTAACTCGGTCATGGAGTTTCCAGGAACTTCTATATCGTCCAAAATCATTAAATCTGCTCTGCTTCCTGTTAGTTGTCCAGTGATGCCCACCGACTTTACGCTTGGGGCTTGGTGAGGAGAACAGTTTACGTCGAAGCTGATGCGACTCCAGCGAGAGTCGTCCGATTTCGGTCTTAGATGTACGAGCCATGGAGTTTCAATGATTAGTTTTTGTAGGAAGATTGACATATTATCTGCTCTCTCTTTAGAGGCAGATATAATCATTATTTTCTTTTCTGGATCCTTAAATAATGTCCATAATACAAAAGCGCCAGTAATCCAAGACTTGCCAACACCTCTAAAAGCTTGTATTTGTAATCTTTTAGGACCATGTTGAAGGTAGTCTGCGATTGCATATTGTGCTCTTGTAGGGGACGGTAGACCAAGCTGTTCCCACAGAGCTTGTAGGAAAAGCTTAAAGTCTTCTTGTAGGGCGGTTACTACATCGGTCATGCCGTTCTAGTTTTAGATTTCTTTTTTTTCTTTGCTATTTTTAAACTATCTACAGGTTTTTTCTTTTTAACTTTAAACCTATCACCTAGACCCCACATGTGTTTCATTTCAGGATCGTTTTTAATTTTTTCTATAGTAGCATCCATAGCAGGATCACCACCTTTATAGTTGGTAAGAATACCATACTTTTTTAAGTCTTTACGTGATCCCATAATTATAATGATAGATTAGTTTTTAATTTATGAGGTTTCCCTCTACGAAGTCTACGCTTCTGTGCTTCACTTAAAGAAGATGTTTTCAAAGGATTTTTATGTACAGGTTTAGTTTCAGGCTTTACTTGTTTTATAACCTTTTGAGTTTTACGTTTTTTAGGATCGAAGAATTCCATATTAAAATTTTGGACGTTTTTTGTAGGCATCAATAAACTCTTTCATAGGTATATCACTCATACTTCTACCACCAGCCTTTTGAATTTCTTTCGACATAAATGGTTTTACACGTTGAGCATATACTTCTAACATAGTAAAGAATTCATTTATATCAGCTTTACCTTTCAATACATTTTTAGATATATCTTTCATATAATCTGATAAATCTAAAGCCCCACCTTGTTCCATGCCTAGTTTTCTAAAAACATTATGCATTTTATTATGAGGTTTCTTTATCATTAAAGATAAATTCTTACGAACACCAGAAGATGCTATATTTAGTTTTTCTAAATGCTTCATCAAATTCAAAGCAACCATTGGATCTTGTGTTGCTTTTTGTAAGAACAACTCACCACCTTCTTTATTTCCAAATATATGATGCCACTCTTGATCACCCTTGAAGAATTCTGCTAACTTTTCTTTTAAAGATGTTCTTAAACTAGAAGCACCGTAAATCTGTTTTTGATCTACAAATAGATTTTCTGCAGCATCATCTCTAAAAACTCTTGTATTAGTTTTTAAGTTTTTTGTTGCTTGTTTCAATTCACGTCCTCTTATTTTAAGAGGAATTTGACTAGCTGCATCTCTAGTTTTCGTTAATTGCCTAACATATTGTTCTTGTGAAGCTAATGCACCTTCTCTAGCAGATAACCGTTGTAATAAGTTTTTATCTTTAGCAACTTGAGCTGGTTTAATATATTGATATTTAGGATTAATAGCTTTATATAAATCAGTATCTAAACCTTTAGCTATATCATCACCTGCTTCTAGCATTCGTGATACTGGTTTCTGTACTCTAGGTACATATCTAGAAGGTTTGATGATTCCTTGCTGAACGCTACGTTTTCTAAGCAACCTAATACCATGTTTAAAAGCAGGTTTAATAAGCTTACTTGCTAATTTTGCATAAGCCATTAGTTAGCACCTCCTGCTTGAGCTTTCAATTGAGCATCAGCATTATCTAGTTTTTGTTTAAGAGCTAGTCTGCTATTAAGTGTTGCTTGGTCTACTTTCATACCTAATTTCTTAGCTAACCATTTACCACCACCTTCACCTATTTGTTCACCTTTTTTATATGCATACATAGAACCAACTCCTGCAAGGCCATAGGCACCCAAAGCTGCTGCACCACCACCTGATTTAACAGTAGCAAGATTAGCTAAGCTAAATAAAGCTTTTGTAGTTGTACCACCTATACCTACTTCTCCAGCTAAACCACCAAGTTCTACAGTTAAGGCACGGTTTCTAGCTTCCTTTGGAGTGTAACCTTGAGCTATTAATGCTTTTTTACGATCATTAAATTCACCCATGAAAGTTGCCATTGAAAGTAGATTACCACCTCTACCTGCCCATTTACTTTTATCTTTAGGTATAATCTTTTTCCCTTGATTTATAAGAAGTTTTTTTGCTTTACTTAATGGCTGTTTAATAGACTTAAGGTTTTGGTTAACAGACTGTTTAACACCCTTAAGATTTACATTTTTAATAGCTTTTTTAACTTTTAATTTATTAACTTGTTTTAAACGTTTTACAACTTCAGGTTTTTCTTCTTGATATTTTGTAAGCTTATCAAGTCCAAGCATATCAGCCATTATGCATACCTCCCATGACCACGATTACGCTTACGATTACCTGGTTTTAAAGAACCATCTTTTTGTGTAACCATATCTTGATTAGGTTTAATCTTTAAAGCATTGACACGAGCCTTAGCATGTTTCTTTTTATATTCGTCCGTATGAGAGAACTTATCTTTAGAACTTCCGCTATTGTTAGTATCAGAGTGGTGTTCTCGTGATTCTTTATTCTTCCAATAGTGTAAGGTTGTAGCGGAAGCCTTACTTCTTGGTACGTTACGACTCCCTTTTCGCATACAACCTCCTTTGTACAAGTTCAGGACTTACTTTAGGCATTATTTTATTTAATTTATCTAAAGGATTCCCTTCAAATGCAACACCGCTGATATCATTGACTTTAAGCCAATCACAGGCTGCTTTTAAATCTTGAGTAGTTGCTTCGCCACTCTTAACTCTTTTAAGGAATTCTTTAGTGACGAGGTGATGCAGTTCATTAAACTGCTCTTCTGTGGCTTTAGCCATTTAACTGAATAGTTTTTCTTTTACAATTGCGAGTGCTTGATCGTCTAGTTTGTTATCAGTTCTTGCTACATAAGCTTCAAGTAGGTCTACTACGAGCTTTTTAACAGAGTCCGACTTCAAGAAGGCGAATAGAATGGGCTTGATTAATACGATCATTTGTTTAGGGGGTTAAGTTTTTGCCACCATTTCTTAGGTGGTGGTGGTGGAAGTGCAGCTTTTTGAGCTTTAAGTACTTCCGCTTTGAATGCAGCTATAGG